GCCACCAGCTCCGCCTCGTGCGGTGCGGCCACCGACAAGATGGTCCGCTCGATCTTCTGCCGCTGCTCCAGGTCCTCCCACAGCGTGAACCGCAGCGCCCGCAGGTCGCTCAGCGCAGCCACGTCGCGCCCGTCGAGCCACGCCGAGGCCCGCACGACCTTCATCGACTCGCGCCAGCGCCGGTCACCGATGGTGATCCCGTCCTTGCGCAGCGCCGTGCGGATCGCGATGACGGCGTCCATCACGTCGTCGAGCAGCACGACCTTGGCCACCTCGTCGGCGGCCTCGCACAGGTCCTCGAACGTGATGCGGGTGACCTTGCCGGCCCCGGCACCACGCTCCAGCAGCGCCTTGAACGACGCGTCACCGGCGATGTAGTCCACGACGCAGCGGATCAGCAGCCGGTCCCACAGGGCCGCCTCGTCCTCCGACTCCTGCGCCGGCAGCTCGTTGCTGGCGGTGAACGCCGAGTGCAGCGGGATGGACTGCACACTGCTCGCGTCACCCACCTGGTGCTTGATCCGCTCGTTGAGCGCCGCCAGCAGGTCGTGCCCCAGGGTGGGGCTGGCCTTGCCGACCTCGTCGAGGAACGCGAAGTGGACGTCGGTCAGGTACCCCTTGTCCTTGCGCCGGAACTCCCCGGCGTCGCGTAGTAGCGGCAGGTCGTACGGACCGAGGACCGCCGAGTCCGGCCGGTTCTTGCTCAGCAGCTGCTCGAAGTACGTGGCGCCGACGATCCGCTCGACGAACGCGCGGGTCATCAGGCTCTTGCCCGTCCCGGGCGGGCCCAGGATGAACGCGTGCTGGCGGGTCAGCGCGGCGTACAGCAGCGCGTCGACGGCGTCGTGCCGCTCGTAGAACTCGGCGTTCAGCTCGGACCTGATGTCAGCGAGCCTTGCGAGAGTCGTCACGCCGGCCTCCCTTCTGGGTGCGGTTGTGGTTGGGCTTGGGGTAGGCGACGTCGGCGGGCGCGCTCATGCGGCCGCCAGGTCGCCGAATAGGGCGCGCTCGACCATGCGGTCGTAGGCCCCGTCGGGGTCGGGCTCGTGGTGGGACGCGTAGGCGTCGCTCTCGCCGCTCTCGGCGTCGTCGTCGACCTCTTCCGCGGCATCGGCGCACGCGTCGTCGACGTCCTGAACACAGGACAATGTGGCCTCCTCTCCCAAAGGGCCGCGGCCAGCATGTGACACCGGCCACGGCGATTGCGACAGTCACAGGATGTGAGACTCCTCACACCCTCATCAGTAGACGGGTAACCCGTTCAGCTGTAGGGCGGACGCGGCTTCGAGCTCCAGGTCCGTCCGTTCCCCCCGAAAAACCGGGAATCGGAGCATGTTCTCGCTCGTCCGGTTCAGAGCCTCCACCTCCACGGTGAAGACCTCCCCGGCGTCCAGGCGGCGCTGAAGTTCACCCTCCTGCCGCAGGGTCCAGCCGGTGCCGACGCGGCCGATGTCGACCGGCCGCGCCCCGTCCAGCAGGGCCAGGCGGATCGCGCCCAGCGCCCGGTTGTTGCCGGGCTCGTACCCGACGGCGATGGCCGTCAGTCGCTGGACCGCCTTGAACTTGATCCACGACGACGCGCGCTCACCGGGCAGGTAGATGCTCTTGCGCTTCTTGACGACGATGCCCTCCCCCTGCGAGGCCACCACCTCCTGCCACAGCCCGAGGATGTCCTCGGACGTGCGGACCATCGTGATCATGCGGCGACGCCCCAGCACGCCCCGCAGGAGCTGCAGACGGGTCTGCAACGGCAGGCCCGTCAGGCGCTGCCCGCCGGCTTCCAGCAGGTCGAACGCGGTGAACCTGCACGGGTGCTTCTTCGCCGCGGCCTGGAAGCCCTTGGTCTGCTTGTCGCGGGTGCCGGCGGTGCTGAACAGCCCGTCCTTGGCGACGATCTCGCCGTCGAGGACGGCGTCCGGCAGCCGCAGGGACGCGATCTCGGGGAACCGCTCGGTGATCTCCGTGCCTGAGCGGTTGAAGATCCGGCACGCGCCGTCCTGTGAGTACAGGACGGCGCGGATGCCGTCGACCTTCTCCTGAGCGATCCAGTCACGGCCGACCAGGTCGGTCATGCGGATCGCCCGCCGGTTGCCGGCGCCGCTGCTGGGCAGCGCCAGCATGGGCTTGATCCGGTCGTCGCCCATCAGGCGTCGGCCTTGGCCTTCTTCGCCCTGGGCTTCTTGGCCGGCTTGCCCTCCGCCTGCGCGGCCGTAGCCAGGTGAGCGGCGAGCTTCGCCATGAGGTCGTCGACGACGACGGGCGTCACACCGGTCGGCGAGTCGTCGGTGGGCACGACCTCCTTCGTCGCGATGAGCGCTGCCAGCCGCTCCTCGGACTTGTCGGCGTACGTCGTCGGGTCGTACTCGACGACCATCCCCGGCATGCCGAGGAACTGCTCGGCCATGGCCAGCAGCTGCTCGTTGTCACCCAGCGTGACGTCCGGCGCAGGCCGCACCGACCCCTCACGGGTCCGCTCCTGGAACACCAGGACCCCGTTGTACGCCCGGACCCGGAACTGCGCCGGGGTGGTGCGCGGCGTCCACTGCGTCATGAACGCGAGCTCCGGGTGGGAGTCCACCAGCCCGAGGATCGCGGCGTAGCCGGCCTCGTGGCCCTTGGCCGGCGTGAGGTAGTACATCTTCTCGCCGACGGACGTGCGCACCTCGACCTGCTCGGCCGGGTGGGCGCTGACGGTGGCCTTCTTCTTGAACTCGGCGGCGTCACCGCGCACCGTCTGCAGGTCTTCGGCCTCCAGGACGACCAGCCCTCCGTCGACCGGCCTGGCCGACTTCAGCTGCTGGTACGGGATCTCCCCGCACTCGGGGCACATCTGCGGCTGCCGGATGCGGGTGGCCGGGTGTCCGGTGTCGCAGACCCGGACGTTGCCGGTGCCGCTGACCTTGTCCAGCGCGGAGGTGAGGTCGACGGCCGTGGAGATCAGGCCGAACGACAGGGCGACGCCGGATGCGACGTTGCGTGCCATGTGGCTCCTTTCATGACGAAGGCCCGCCTCCCTGGCTGAGTGCCAGGGCGAGGCGGGCCGCGATGTCGTAGGTCGGGGTTCGACCTTTCAGCTCTGCTGTCTCGTCGTAGATGTCGATCGCGTCCATCAGCCTCCGGTCTTGGGGTGCAGGACCTCGGTGAGGTCGGACAGGCGGGAGTCGAGCGCGTTCTCGAGGTCCGGTCCGGACAGGACGGCGGCGAGCCGCTCACGGACAACCTCGAAGGCCCACGGGGGCAGCGACCGCACGAACACGGTCGCGTCGACGACGTGCTGGCTCGACGTGTTGGTGTCGTCGTCGAACCTCGCGGGGCAGATGTCGTAGGTGCCGCCGTCGTCACCGCTGCGGACGTCGGCCCAGTAGTCGCCGTGCGACTCGACTGTGGCGCCGCAGGCCGTGCAGATGGCGTTCAGCTCGCGTCCTCCTCGTCTGCCTCGTAGTAGCCGTTGCGGGCGTCGGCCTCCGCCTCCTCGACGGTGTCACCGTGACCGGTGTCGCACCACAGGCCCTCGGGCCAGCGGTCGTAGTCCTCCACCCGGGTGTCCTCGTGGACGCCGGGCAGGTGCATGTCGATGACGATGCGGTCGTTCTCCCAGTGGCCGAAGAACGTCCAGACGGGACGCTTGTCCCCCTCGATGTACGACGAGGACTCGGCCGCGTCGCGGGCCGACACGACGGCCCGCTTGAAACCCTCGCTGTACTCGGCGTTGCCCTGGACGCTGGCGGTGTGCTCCCGCCAGTCCTCGATCTCGTAGCCCGCCCCCGGGTCGACGTGCTCGTAGGTGGCGCTGACCGGCTCGCCGTCGACGAAGAGCGTCACGTCGTCGGCGGAGTCGGGGTCACGGATGACCAGCACCTCGATCTTCGGCAGGTCCTTCGCCGTTCCTGCGGCAGCACGAACGGCGTCCGCCGCCTCCTCCAGCCACGCCAGCAGGCTCTCCGCGTCGTTCTCGATGACGAAGGCGGTCGCGTACGGGTTCCCGATGAGCAGCGCGAAGTCCTCGTCGACGTGCGCATCACCGACCTCGGTCTCACGGGGCACGACCTCGATCTCCGGGTTGCTGTGCCACTCGTAACGCTGGGCCATGGATCTCCTCTCTCAGGCGAGCACCAGGCGAGCGTTCGCCCGGGCTGCGTCGATGGCGTCCTGCAGGTCCCGCAGCTTCACGTCGAGCGTGAGTGACTGCAGGCCGTCCGACGCGCGAACCTCGACGACGCTCGGGTCGTCGGTCTCGGTCAGGTGCAGGGCGTAGTCGGGGTCGTTGGGGTCGGTCATCATCGTCATCTGCGGCTCCTGTCTGGTGGTTGATGCGCTCGACCGTCGCGCGTCTCGTCTGTGCCACGGCAGCGGCAGAGTGTGACGCCAGGCCCACGCGTCAGGCAGGCCCTGCCGTGCAGGGTTACTGGATCGCCGAGACGAAGACCGCATCGTTGGTGGAGTTCGTGACGGCCCAGGTGCCGCCCTCGATCTTGTCCGCCGGCACCGACACGCACACGTTGCCGGTGACCGTCGTGCTGTCGAAGACCGGCTGGATGTTCAGCCAGTCACCCGGCACGACACCGCAGTAGTCGTCAGGCCCCGACCCGTAGGACGTGCCGTCGTTCCCGACGAACTTGACCGACAGCACCCAGTACGGGTTGATCCCCGCCGCGATGTCGGTGCCGTTCTCGTCCGCCTGCTGCTCGATGGCGGTCCAGTCGACCGCGACCGAGATGGGGAACAGGACGAACTGGCGCCCCTCGACCGGCGGGTCGTTGAACTGGTTCTCCGCCTGGATCTGCGGCCACGCGTCGAAGGTCGTCGTGCCGCCCGAGACGGTGAAGGCGCTGGCCACGCCGATGAGTCGCGCCTCGCCGGGTGCCAGCGGGTTCTGCCGAGTCCCCCGCGCCTCCTCGGTGGGCTCCGGGGCTGGGGTCGGCTCGGCCGGCTCCTCGGTCTGCGTCTCAGCGGTGGGCGTGCTGACTGGCAGCTCCGCCTCCTGCGTCGAGCAGGCCGTCAGGGTCAGCGCCGCCGCGATGAGCGAGACGGCGGTGGTGGTGAGTCGGGTGGACAACGGTGTGTCTCCTGTCTGTGGATCGGTCAGCAAAGCGGCAGCAAGGCGAGGTGCCCTGCTGCCGCTGAGGTGTTGGGGATGTCGGTGCGCACCGCGCCGCTCGTCTATGCCACGGCGGAGGAAGAACGTGACGCCGGCCGAGGGCAGACCTCAGCCGGTAGCGGGTGATCTCGACGCCGCCGCGTCGGCGGCGATGCGCTTCAGGTCCACGGCGTAGTAGCCGCCCCTGGGGTTCGTGTACGGGTGCGACTCGTCGACGTACTTCTGCCACGCCCCGACCCAGGGCAGCCACGACGGGGCGCTCGACAGGTCGTCCTCGTACTCCTCGACCCGGGCGTCCCACGCCTCCTCGGCCACGTTCTCCGTGCCGACTGTCAGGAACGCCGGGGTGCACAGCCACTGACCCTGATCCGAGGACTCCATGAGCATGTGTGTCGCCTCGGGGGCGACGGCCAGTGCGTGCGCAGCGATCAGCCGCAGCGCGGTGAGCTGGCGCCGCTCCTCCTCGGCTCGGTAGTTGGCGGTGGCGAGCCCGAAGGCACGCTGGGCCGCGTCGATGTCGATGCTCATGCGGCCACCTGCGCCGCGGGCCGCTCCTCGCTGAAGTGCCGGTGAGCGCTGTCGACCATGCTGTCGAAGTCGAAGCCGTACGCGGCGCAGTAGTGCATGAGGTCGGCGAGCAGGTCCGTGACGTTCGTCTCCGGCTCGTCGGTGTAGGCGTCGCTGCTCCCGAACACCTCGTCGCGCACGCGCTCGAAGGCGCTGGCTGTCACCGGGTGGCTGAGGTCGACGACATCGTCGTCGTCGTTGTCGCTTGGCTCGACCTGGGCGTCGTCCTGGGGCTCGGAGATGCTCACGAGGGGCTCCGTTCGTTCGGGGGGCGTGGGGAAGGAAGGAAGGGTGGCACGACACCCCCCGGCGCGCGGGTGAGGCGCAGCGCGGGGGGTGCCGTGTCGTGCAGCGCGTGGTGGGAGACCCCGTGAGGGGACCACGCGCCGCAGTCAGGGGTCACCGCTGAACGGTGAGCGGGGTGGTGAGCATCGGGATCGCTGCCGTCGTCTCGATGAGGCGACGACCGAGCCAGTGGGCCAGGTCGACGTTCATGGCGTCGCCGAGCGCCTTCCAGCGGGCCGAGAAGGCCGCAGGGGCGGTCCACCCGTCGGGGAAGCCCTGAAGGCGTTCAGCCTCCACCGGGGTGAGCCCACGCAGGCGCCCGTCCTGCTCGATGAGGTGCTTCTGCATCGTCGGTGACGGGCCGTCCGACGACGCCAGCGTGTTGTAGAAGGTCGCACGCTCGTAGGCGTGGTAACCCCCTAGCTCGGCTGTGGCGCGGGCGTTGGCTCGACGTCGGAAGACTCGGACACCCTCGTCAGTGCCTGGACGAAGT